GAATTGAAGTTGTCAATGGAGTTCTTTCAAAGTGTTTCATACCGTTTGGAACGTCCGTTATAATGTAAAACGAATCAGAATCATTTAAGAAATGATTCACTCTGTATCCTTGAGGAATCATCCCCATAGATACGATTGCATTAACATCATTATCTGCTGTCTGTGTTCTACCTTGAGATTTCATCAATCTCTCAGCGTTGAACTGATTAGCAGGTGGAACTATCATCTTAACGCCTTTAGCAGCGATCTTTAAACCTCTTTCATCAGTCATCGCAGCGATGTCGATTAGCGATTGTTCTAATGAAGTTTCGTTTAAGTCAGCTTGCGTAGAAAGTGTGTTCGCACACGAACCATTAATTGTAGTATGGTTTGTTGAGAACAAAGAAACAGTGTCACCAGTTTTATAAGTGGCTACCGAAGGTAGACCATTATTTAATGGGACAGCTGCTTTCACTTGTTTAGCGTTTGACATAGATCTTGCTAGTGCTTTTGTATATCTTGAAGCTAGTCTATCGTAGAGATTATCTTCGATAGCTTCTTCAGTTATAGCGAAAGCAAGCGCGATCGTTTCCATAGTGTAACGAGCAGTGTAAGTCTCTTGCGCTTCATCATATGATACGCCTTGACCTTCTGCTTTTACATTTGCGTTAGCGAATCCAGATAACATTACTTCCTCTTCGAAAGCTCTGTCAGATGATTCGGTTACGTATATTTCGGCAGACTCATTGTCATACCGTTTGTACTCCAGCCCAAATAGTGCATTTAGGCCTGGTTCTAGTTCTTTAACTAGCTGTGCTCTTGATATTGCCATGTCTATATGCTCCTATATTGTCCAGTCGTTACCAACTGTAGCAGAGTTCAATAAGTATTGTCCAAGATTCTGAGCAAAGATCATTGAGCAATATTGTGCTGTTTGATCGCTGTTCTCAGGGTCTTCAGAGTTTCTTATGATTCTCCACTGATTGTTAGTATCGTTAATATTACCGATGTCCATTGTATTAGTACACTGTCCAGAAATTTCACTTCCTGTTGGAACAGCTGCTGCGAAAGATACAGTTCTACCGACGTTTGCCTGTGTTACTGCTGCAGAAGTTGATCCCATGAAAAGTTGGAAAGGGTTGTCTATTACAAAAGCTGTAATATCTTCACTGTTAGCCGGAGTAATAGGTTGGTTATACCAGTTCGCCCACGTCGGCTTCAAAGTTGTTGCCGCATTGTAGAAGATACCGTTTAAAACACCTATTGTTGCGAAAGTACGAGTACTTGAAGCTTCCACGATATATCCGTCCTTCATTCGAACAGTACATCCTTGGAACAAGTCATCAGTATCACCCGCATCTATATAGTATTTGCCTTGACCTTGAGTAGCTGGTGTTGAACCAACTGTACCCACTGCGATCAAACCAAATCCTTTAGTGTTACTATTTGCCATAGTTATTACTCCTTATGTGCCTGCCTTCCGAAGAAAGCCTCCAGCACGGTTTATATTATTCCGATAGTTTAAGAAATATTATTTCTTTGTACCACCGAAGGTTACACGAGACTGTCGATCGATATCGATCGGCATACTCTTATGTTGTTCCCTAAGCAAGTCGGTTTCAACTGCTTCGTCTTGACCTTCAGTAAGTTTCTTCTGATAATCAACACGTTGCTTCGCGAGTTCTTCGGGTATCCTAGCCAACAATAGGCCTCCTACTCCAATGATACCAGCGTACTTACCGTCGGCAACTACAGGATAATCAGCATCAGAATATTCATCAGCTCGCACTAATTCGTATCCTTCTCTCAGTCTTCCATAAATATTTTTACTATCTATGAATCCTACTGATTCGGCTCTTATCCATCTGTGCCTAAAGCCATCAGGCGCTGGTGGTGCATCCAGAGAGGATGGTGGCTTATACTCTTTTGGACGTTCAGTTTTTGTCCGAGTATTTGCCGCACGAGAAGTTGTTTTATTGTCTTCTTTTTTCATATGCTTATGCCTCCTTCGTGAGTTTTAATTGTTTTGCATATTCTTCGAGTGGCACATTCAATTTTTTAGCTATTGCTACTTGAGATGATGTGAGTCTCATTTGTTTGCGACCAGTTTTTGCACTTCTATTCGCAGAAGCCACCGACTGTACGGGTCTAGTCGTTTGTCTATCTCCACTATTATCAAATTTATGGGGAAAGTCAACTCTTATACGCTTGTCAACTTCTTCATAATATTCATTTGATTTAGGGTCATAACCTTCTTTTTCCACTAGATCTTTGTGAATTTCAAACGCAGTAAAAGTCATAGCTCGGTCTGTACCAAACCATCTATTTCTACCCGCCCAATCTTCAGCCATAGGATCAGCTTGAGGTAATGATTGTGGAGCTTCTTTTGGTAATTGTCCACCGTCAGATAACTGTGCAGGTTTCTCTTCCTGTTCAGTTTTTCTTTGTTTTAGTTTAGCATTATCAAACGCAAGCTCTGCTATACGTTTGTTTGCTTCGACTTGAGCTGGTGCATCACCGGCTTCAATGGCTCTTGCAAGATCTTTTTGCGCAGAATCCATTCCAGTTTTAACACTTTCTTCAAATCTTTTAGTGTAATCAGAATCGACTTTTTGAAATCTTTCCTGATCAATTTTTCTTTTATTCTCTAAAGCTTTGGCATATTCTACAGCTGCGGCTTCTCTACGTTCTGCTTCTCTCATTTTTCTTGTAAGTTTAGCAATACGTGATTGAACACCTTTACTATAGTCCTCTAATTTAGAGTCATCTTCTTTTTGTTCCTTTTTTATTTCTTTTACTGTTTCATCTTTTACTGTTTCTTCTTTTACTGTTTCTTGTTCCGGGGCACTTGTTTCCTCTTTAGGCGCTTCGGTTTCTACAACCGATTCGTCTTTTGTTTCTTCAACAGTTACATCTACTTCAGGTCCTGAAGTATCGATATCAACTGTTTTTTTGTCGTCTGGCATAGTTTTCTCCTTTTCTATGTTTAGTATTTATGCAAGAGATCCTCTGGATCCTCGACAGTTGCTAAAACTTCATCTTCATTTAACAACCTTACTTCCCCACCTTCAATATTGATTCGTGATCCTGCATAACGTGCAAAGACCACCCAGTCACCAACCTTGCACCATGGACCTGTTGGATATCTCTCTTTATCCTTATAACATTCTGATCCCATTGCTAATACGTTTCCGCATTGTGATGCAACTTGTTGACGTTCTAATGTTGATTCATTTATAATAACTCCACCTTTAGTTTTCTCATTCATTTTAAATGGTAAAACTAAAAGTCTCCAACCAGTTGGTTGTGGTAATTTTGCTTTTTCGTTTGTAACTTCTTTTTGTTCTTCTGATTTTTTTAAGCCAACTAATTTTTTATTTGGTGTGATTATCTTTGGGCTTTGCGCCGTTGATATTGATGACTGTGCCTTTTGACTCATTTTGCTCCTTATCGTCTAGCAGGTTAGAGAGTTCCTGTTTAGTTGCCTCTAGGGCGTTAATTTGTCCTATTATATACTTGTATGTTTCCATATTGTCAACCCCTCCGGACGTAACAGAGATTGCCAATTGCTGTATTCTATTATTAAGAGCTTTTCTTAATTTAAATATTACGTTTTCTAAATCTACCATTTAACATTTCCATCTTCTACGTGCCTGACGAATACGAGAATTTGGATCATTACGTGTTTTAGCTGAAGATCTTCTAAGTTGACCTGCGCTTCTTGCACAGTACGACTTACGTCTATTTGCAGCTTTTGATCCAGGTTTTACTTTACCCGTCACGGCTGTTTTTAATTTACTTCCAGGATTTGCTCTTCTATAAGCAGCAACTCCTTTTTGAGTCATTCCTGCTCCAGATTTTGTTGGTCTATAATTACCACCTTTAGTGGTAGTTTTTCTTATAGGATTTTCTCTACTCATTAGCTTTTACTCGTTTTTTGACTTCTTCTAAAAGCTGCAGCCGTAGGTGCTCCTTTACTTCCTGGTTTTCTTGGCTTTCCGCCTCTTTTTCTTTTTTGGTGGATGTTATACCAAAGACCTTTCTTTGCCATTCTTCCACTTTTTGTTTTATGCATGCCTTTTGTCATGTTTTCTCCTTTGTTATACTACACCAACTGCACTTAAACAGCTAGGGCAATTCTTTCTAAATCTATTGTGGTCTCTACAATGTGCAACCGCTTCTTTTTTTTCTACCACAGTTTCTTCCAAAACTACTGGTTCATCATCGCATTGACATGCTTTAATGTTAAATAATTTACAAATAAATTGTTTAATCTTTTTAAACATTACTTAATTTGACACCCTACTTTTTTACCTTTAAGAACTGCACCACCACTTCTAAAAGAAATTTTTTTACCCATTCCTTTTGCCATACCTTTAGCTCTAGCTACTTCCCAACCTTCTTTTTTTCCGTCTTTGTTAATATCTCTAACTTTAATAGGACCACCAGATTTATAACCTTTGTTTAATTCTCCAATAACTCTTCTTTTCTCAGCTCTATCTGCTGCATCAGGGTGTCTTCTTGCATCGATTCTACCCATTTCTTCTAGTAAGTTTGCTCTTCCACCTATGTTGTGTCCAGTTCTATATGTTGAACCTGGTTTTCTTTTTCCACCTTTTTCCATTTGATCCATTCTTTTTTTATCATAGGGGGACAGATGATGTCTAAAACTTTTTCTTTTCATTACGATTTCCTTTTCTTAGCCATTTTCTTGAATGTTTTTGCTAACGCTTTTGCTCTTCCAGTGCAACCTTTTTTTGTAATAGGTGTACACTTTCCTTTAGTTCCACGTTTCTTAATTGATTTATTTACGTCTTGTATCCAACCACCTTTTTTCATAGCAACTCTATCGCCACCATTTGTATAGCCCCATTTATTGTGGCCTGCTGGTGGAGTGAATCCTGGTACGTGCATTAAATCGAATGCTGTTTTACTCATTCGTCTCCTCTTGCGATTCCTTTTTTATTAATTTTATATCTTGATTTATCTCCAGGTTCTAAAGGATGGTAAGATTTTTTATTTCTAAATTGAAATGCTGTTCCAGTTTCAACCATGTGTTTTCTCGCTTTTTGACCTTCTTTCATCATTTTTTTACCAGTTTCAACTTTCTTTCTTGCTGCATCCATTTTACTAATTCTTTTTAAGTATTCAGCTGATTTAGTTTTTTTTAAACTTTCTTTAACAGATAATGTTGTTGGTTTAACAGATTTAATATCTGGTGAAACTTTTTTACTTCTTGGAAGCATTTTAATAATAGCTCCCATTCCTCTAGTTATAATAGTCATAACTTATCCTTATGTTTTTTTTCTACGACCTTTGTCCATAGTCTTAACAGCAGCATATTTTCTTCTTCCCATAGCTTTTTCCATGCCTTCAGATTCTTTTCTTCTAGCTTTGTAGCTTTGAGATTTTTTGCCGTGTCTTGCACCTAAAGACTCATCTAATCTATCATCGTATCCTTGCTTTTTAGCTTTGCCGCCTTTTTTCATTGCAGCTCTGCCACCGAATCTAGGTTTGTAAGGTCTTGTTCCAAAATCGTTTCTCATATTTTCTCCTTATTATTTTTTTCCATTTCTGAAAATTTGTGTTCCCTTTATACCATAAATCGACGCAACCACAAGTATCCATAAATTAGTGAACCATGACGGCAGCTCCGAGAACATCTTAAAGAACAACTTCACCTTGTCCATCGCTGTCGGATCGTCCGATACGACTGCCCAGGCCAAAATTACCACGGGCAAACTTAAAATTATTAAAACTGCCTCGTCTTTCCAGTCTGACTGACGGGCCTCTAATAATTTGCCTTGGTAAGCTTCCTTACCTTCGGCCATACGAGAAGCATGCATAAGCTGTGCTTCTGACATAGCCATCTTCGTCTTCTGCTTGTTTTCATAAATTTTACTACCAGCAGAAACGGCTAATTTAATTGCCGATAACCACATAAATTAAAACCAAGTTGCTGTTTGTTTTCTAGCTTTAGTAGATGAACCTTTTCCACCTGTGCTTCTAACAGTTACTTTATCTCCTTGAGCAACATAATTTCTTCCTCTGATACTCGTTTTAGATCTTGGATCTAAATGAATATTTTGAGAAGGAATTTCTATTTTATTGCCACCTTTAAGATAACCATCTTTGTTGGTGAATATTGACTGGTTGTATCCTTTACCTTCTTTTGACATATTTTTTCTCCTAGGGTTGATATATACTAAGATTTAGGACCTTTCAAGGTCTTAACATCTTTAGCCTTCATTTTATCTGAAGTCAGTTTAACATCAGCAGATATCAATGATTTTTCAATTGCTGTATCTGCTCTTAGATTAGCTAAGTCTTCATTCTGTTCCAGTTTATCATCTGTTATCTCTCTGTTTTGAACCATCTTAGCTTTGTCTAAATTAATTCTTGCATCTACTTCTTGTTGTTTTCTTTCTGAATCCATTGCTTTTAAATCTACTTCTCTTTGTTTTAATTTAAGTAATGGGTCATGATCGAATTGAGATGTAATTTGTTTTTCTTCCTTCATAAACTCTTCAGTCATATCTGCAATCAAGATTGCTTTTCTAGCTTCTATCTTCTGAGATATTTGTTGAAGTTGTTGTTGTACTTGTGGATTTTGAACAGCTGCTTGTTGCATCTGTGGTAACATAGCCATTTCTTGTGGAAACTCTATTTGAACTTGTTCTTGTGCCATCAATGATATGTGCTCCATAATATTTTTTTCTAATGCTGCAGTAATGCTAGGATTATTTCTAACAAAATTACTAGCCATAAAATTTAAGTGAGCAGTTATATGTGCTCTATGATCTTGACCTGGAAACGCTTGAAAAGGTTTCATACCCATTGCATCAATGTGCTCGATCGCTGGATCTTTTGGTTGATTCGGTGGAGGTGGAGGTAATATTCTATCTATATCTTTAACTCCTAATGCTTCATACATTTTTCTATAACACATATATAAATTATGCATCTGTGGATTAGACATAGCTAATTGTAATTCAGATTGTGCTAATGAAATTCTTTGTGACATTGAAAATATATTTGGATCAGCAACAGGTAGAATATCTACTCTGTCATCAAAATCTTGAACTTTAATATTTCTTTGTCCACCTACAACATCATAAGGATATTCTGGTGGTAAATAAGTTTTAAAAATATTTGCAAGTAATTTAAATTCTTGCTTAAGTGAAACATACAGTCTTTTATGGATCGCTGACATGACTCTTGAGCCACGCTCTAAGAGAGCTACAGTCGTACCAACAGCTGCTGATTGGTTCCCGTCACCGACTTGCATGTCAGCAATCGACGCGAATCTTTGTCCTGCTTGAACGACTATTCCCATCAATTGCAATAAAGTCTGAGATGGCTCTTTGTATGGTAAAAATACAAAAGCATCTTTTAAGTTTCCGCCCGGTGTATCTACATCTTTAAATTCACCTGGTTGTATGTTTGCAGCGTCATCTTTTACTCTGACACCACGTTGTTTAAATCCTGCCGGAAGATTTGATAATGTTCCCGCGTCTAATAACTGACGGAGAGCCGCAGTTGCAGTACGGCTCAATCCGCCAATCATATGAATGAGTCCTAATCCATAAAATCCTAGTCCTGGCAGAAATTTAAAGTGGACGAAATATTGGATTTTATTTTTCTTAGGGTCATTGGGCGCGAAGTTCCTTCTAATAGAAAGAACCTTCCGACTACCTTGCTCGAGTGTAACGATGTAAGGTAATTTTATTCCTGTTGGTTCACCATCTGGGCCAACATCTTCGAAACCTTCTAAGTCAAGGTCTACGTGGAATTCTAATATTGTATATAATGGTTCAACTCTTTGTGACTTAGTTAAACCTTCTAGTTCTAATTCTTTTTTCTTTACTTCATTTGTAGTAACGTCTTGAGGTTTATTTAATTCTATATCAGAATAAAAACCATTTACTTGTTGTTTACGTAAATCATTTTCCGATATTTTAATAACATGACACACTGACTGTGCGTCTTGTAAAGATGTTGCTGTGTATGGTACTATTAAATCATCAGCTGGTACAAATTTAGAAACAGCTCTACCTAACAGATCATCATAATAAACTTTTTTAAATGTAGATCCAGCAAGTGGTAAGTAAAATAACATCTGATCAAACTCAGGTTCATATTCTTTCATTTGATCCATTAACTGATAATTCATGAAATCTTTTACTCTTTGAGACTGTTGCTCTTTCATAGGATTATTTGCTCCCATGACTTGAGTTCTAACAGGACCATCAGCTGGTAATAATTCTTTATAAGCTAAAGCTTGAAACTGTGTAACAGCTTCTGCTAATACTGGGTGAGTTGCACCTGAAGCTCCTTGGAAGGGCTCAGTTCTATTTTCATATTTAAATCCTAAAAGATCTAAACCAACAGTATAAGCTCTTTCCCAATCTGAACGGGAAGCTTTATATTCTCTGTAATCACCTTCTAATCTATTAGCGATTGGATCAGTAATATCATTTGGTAATAAATCATTTAAGTTTGCAAAGTGATCACCCTCTTCTGGAAGAGGCATTGCGCCTGGATCAAAATCAATTGTAGCACCGTCTTCATCTTCAATAACTTCAACGGGACCTTTTTGTATTTCATCTTCCTGTAAGTTAACAACCTCTGCAACTTCATCATCCGGTCGTTTAACGTTAGGGAGACCTTTATCTATTTCTGCCATTTAAATTCTCCTGTTTCTTCTTATCCTTTTTTACTACTTTAATCAAGCCTTGTGGATTAGGTCCTTTTAAAGGGGGTATAGCGTTCCATTTAACATGCTTCATGTTTTTAACTAATGTTGGGTTTTCTTTTACCATTTCTTTTTTAAACTCGCTATTCCCTCATTATCCATTCCACTCCAACCTCTTGATTGTCTTTTTAAATGAAAATCTGCAAGTTCTTGCGGACTAAGTTTTGCTCTTCTTTCCATTTCTTTTTTTCCAGCGTGATATATTCCTTCTCCAGCTAATGATAGCAAACCAACTGGTGATGCAACTCTTGCTGCTCTCAACATATTTGCAGGGTTAACTCCAGGTAATCTTATTCCTGATGCATACTCAAATCCTTTTCTAAGAAGTGGATTTTTAATTTTTTCAGTTACACTTTGTGCACCTTTTACTAAAGTTGGTGCAAGTGCAGCTTCTGCTTCAAAAGTTATTCTATCTTCAGGTCTCCTTAAATCATATCCACCTTCAGGTTTAAATGCATAAGTTAAACCAGCCGCACCCATTGGACCAAAACCTAAATTTAATGCTCTCCCTGCTCCTTTGGCAGCGCCCTCTAATAACTCTCTAGAAATAAAACCTGCTTCTCCTGGTCTTACGTTTAAAAATTTATTTAATCTTTGTCTTCCTACTTTTTCATCAATTAAACCTGCATCAACCGCTTCTTTTAAAGTTTGTTCAGCAAGATTAGCTTTGATAGTTAAATCATCAAGACTGTTTAGTTTTATATTACCTAAATCTTGATCTACTAATCCTACTCCTAATTCAGTTAAAACATTTCCACCTCTTTTAACAGTTAAGTTATCTGCATCTAAAGTTATGGCATTAACTTTATCTTTTAATAAAGGATATTTTTTAACCGTATCATCTATAAAAATTTGTATTTTTTCGTTCGAATTTATAATTTTATTTTGTAAATCTGCAGGAACTTTTTTACCAGCAGCAATAAATTTTTTAGCTTTATTATATAATTTCTTTTGTTCTGGATAAAAATCTCTATTTAATTTATTTTCTAAAGTTTTAACACCACCTGCATATTTTCGTATACCTTCTCTGTTAGCTCTGTAAAATTGTGGGCCTAAATCTTCAGGTCTTAATTTTTGTTTTAATGCTTTTAATTGTTTAATACTTGACTGGTGGCCCATATCAATAGGATCAAATAAAAAAGATTTACCACTTATTCGTCCACTAGTTTCTATTTTCCCTAGTCCTAACCCTTCTTGAATATTTTTCTTAAATATTCGTAATTCTTTTTCATAATCTTTAGATCCAAGTATATCTATTGTTTTACGTCTTCTTTTACCAACTTTTGCTTTTTTTTCAGCTTCCGGTGAAGGATCAAACTCTTCAATTCTTTCTTGAGAAAATTGTCCACGTTTCATTCTTTTAATTTCTCCTTTATCTGCCATATCAGATAAAATATCGCTCAACCGTGTCATAGATGCGGTTGAAGGAACATCAGGAAAAACTAGTTTAGCTAAATTTTCTTTTTTTATTTTTCCATAATTTTTTTTAATTGTGTTTCTAATGTTTTCATCAAAAAGCCACTCTCCTTGTCTTTCTTTCATATACTCTGATTGTAAACGTGGTTTAAATTTTAAAGATTTAAAAGTTTTTTCTTTCTTGACACTATCAAGAGCTTTTGTAAAATCCTTATCGTTTGGAAATACATCTTCAGGTAGTTTTTGTCTTACTTCATCCGTAGTAAAACTTAATTTATCTTCATCCATAAAACCTTGTAAAACTTTTCTAATGTCTGCTTTTTTTCCTGTTTCTTTTGGTCCTTCCAGCCAAGGTCTTGGACCTTTCCAAGTTCCAGTTTCTTTTGGTAAAACTGTAGGTTCATCTCTAAAAGCTTTTGCTGCTTTTAAAGCTTTAGTTTTTGTTTTAAAAAGATTGGCTGGTTTTGCACCTGATTTATATTCTCCCCAAGTAAAAGTATCATAAAATTTCTTTCCACCTCTGATAACTTGAACCTCAAAAGAATTACCGGATCTAGATTTTCTAATATTAGGTCCAAATTCACCACTATACCCAGGTCTTGATCCGTCAACCGATGGTGCAACTAACTGACCTCCTTCAGCCATGTTAAATGGTCTTTCTAAATTTATTCTTTGTAAATACTCTTCGTATGTTTCTTGTTTAGGATCGAAGTTACCAGCTAGTTCGTCTTTAAGTCTGCCTGGTACTACATCATCGGATAAAGCTGCTTGGTCCATGTTCCGTGGTTCTTGGACCTTGGATTTTGGTCTTGTTAACCAACGCATCATTTGTGAATATTTATCTATACTATCTACACCGCTCATTATTCGCCTAACATGTTAGCAAGACCGCCTAATGCATGATCTTTACGACCTTTTTGTCTTTTTGCTCTTTTTAATTCTATCTTTTGATTTAGATCATCTACAAATTTTTGAATTTTAGCATATCCTTCTGGATCATTTTTTCTTGCCCATTCAGCCATTGCTGAACCATGTTCCTCAACATCAAGTGTTTTTTTCTTTTTCTTTTTACCTAATGACAGAATTCCTTTTACTGCTTTGCCCTTGAATAATGGAACACGGCCACCTGATGCCATATCAACATCATCCATAGCTTCTTCAGTCCATCTTTCAGCATCAGCTTCTGCTTTACCAGATTCAAATTCAGTTCGTAATCTTTTTTTAGTTGGTTTAGTATCTTTAACTTTGCCTGTAGCAAACATTTCTACTTCAGAAAAATCAGATCCATGATCACCAAATTTTTCAACAGTTGTTTCTTCAAATTTAACGTTTTCTGGATGTCCTCCAGTAAATTCTGCTTCTTCAACAGAAAACTCTTCTTTAGTTTTAACTGAACCTTTTTTTCCTTTAACAGGAATTTCTTCAGCCGCTTTATATTCTAATCTAACCGGTTGACCATAATGACCATCTGGAAAACCATGCTTACCCATTCCAATATCAGCAATCACATTTCCAGTGTTTAAATCCTGTGTTACATAAATATCTGTTTTTGATCCCTTA